TGCAGCGTCCAAGAATGGCATCGAACAGCGGCTAGCGAATTGCTTACTGGCCGAGACTAACTTGTCGTTGTTGTAGCTACCAGTTACGGCGTAGCTCAATGCAGGCTTGCTGCTCATCCGCCAGAACACCATCTGCCCAATCTTGAGGCCTGGGTAGATCGGCAGTGGCTGCAGTTGCCGTGCGTTTTTCAGCTCCAGCGTCAATGCACTGCCATGCCAACCGGGATCGGCGTAACCGGCGTGCAGGTTTTCGTAGCCTTCGCGTGCGCGGCTGGACTTAAGGAAGAACAGCCCAGCGATGTCCTCCGGCATGTGGAACACCTCTACCGTTTGCGCCAAGATGAATTGCCCTGGCACCAACTCGTAGGGATGCTCAACGGTGTAACCGCTGATGTCCAGCGGGATCATCTGGTGAGATGTGACCGATTCAAGCATGATCAAATTGCCAACACGCAGGTCCAAGCTGGCTGGGTTGATTAGTTCAGGCTGGTGATGCTGCACCATGGCGTGATTAGCAATCAGCTCATGGATCTCGGTGTCGCAGAGAATCATCGTGTTGTCGGCTTTGCGCCGCGTTTAGGTGAACGTTCAAGCTCTGCAGCCATCTCAGCCGCAGCGCGCAGCATAGTGCTTAATGGGATGCCACGGATTGACCTTTCGGACATGTAACGAATTGCAAGGCGGTAACCATGCGATGCGTTGCCATTGCCCAGATGCCGTGCCATTGCAATCTCTTCATCCGTTACCCGGATATTGAGTGTCCGGTTGCGGGCTGCCATTGCCCTAGCGGATGGATTCAGGACTGTTGCTTGTGTTGGCATGATCAATCTGTTACATGGGACCAACTTTTTGCCTTGACAATGCGGTACACCGTTGATGGGTGGATGCCGTACTGCTTGGCGATTGCCTTGTAGGTGTTGTGCTGTGCGAGGTTACGGATGTCGCGCACATTCTGTTCTGTTAAAACGGCGAGGTTATTATCCTCGCCACGTTTGATTTGCCTTGGATGCGTTTCCGCAATGGGGTGCAAATAGGCTTCAACTGTGATGTACCGCTCTTCGCAATCAAGGCAACGGCAATACCGTTTGGTTGTGTTGCCTTGGTGCTGCGTACACGTCACCCTAGTGCTGGTACTTTTGCACTTAGGACACTTCACCAAAGGCCTCCAGCTCGTCGGCGATGGCGAGCAACCTGAGGCGGTCGATGTTGGGTATCAGTGCAGCAGCTCGCAGGGCGGCGGCGATGTCTCGCTTGTAATCCCATCCAGTCATGGGCTCAGATTCAGGGGTATCTAAAAAGGCATCCAGCACCGCCTGCGCGGCGGGGGAGAGTGCCGACCTAGTGCTGATGCTTTGCATTGCTCGGTCGATTAGTTCCTTCCAAAGTGGTAATTCAGTCATTTGGAAGAGCAGATTGCGAGGTCGGGGAATTTTTCAGCGTCTACCTGAATGCCGCTGGTTTCTAGCTGCTTGCAAGCAAGGGCAAGCCTGACGCTGTTCTCAACAACAGCACGCTTACGGATTGCGGCTTGTACCGCATTGCAGTCAGCTTGCCCACCGATTGGCACAGAGAAGCCTATAGCTCCTTGTACTCCGTACTGATTGCTGTACGAGTTGGTGGTTAGTGTCGAAGCTGTGGCAGTAAGTGTTGGTCCTTGGCAAGTCACAGAGTCAACAGAGACGCCGGACTGTGATGGGGTAACATTGATCCAATCGGGGTAACCGATGTAGTTGTTGGTATTGGAGGTGGAGACAGAGGTCAAGCCCGCTGGGGAACTTCCGGTGGAGATGTTTGTAGTGTTGTTTACGGTGTTGACGTTGCTGCCGCTTGTAGCGGTAGCGGTTTGGCTGTTGTTTTGGTTGTTGGTCTGATTATTCGTCTGTTGCTGGGAGCCGTTGCGGTTGTCGTCTCTGTCGCCAGCAGCGACCTCGGGTGGGATAGCCAGTGCAGCGCAGAGGAGCGCGAGACTCAGTGCTTTATTCATTGGTTTGTTTCGGATTCGGGGTGCATCAGCTCTAGCAGGGTCAGCATGTGAGCCGCAAAGGCGACGTGCGTCATGACAGCGTGGGTGCCTGGGGGGATTCCATAGCTGTCACGCCACCACTCCTCAAATGCAATTTCAAGTGTGGTTTCGTTCATTGAAAAATTAAACGCGAGTGAATAATAGCTTTTGCCAGTGATAGCCGCCAGCCGTCTTATTTGAATTTTTTATTGCGTGACTAATCCTGCGCCGTGAAATAAAAACAGATGCAGCCGCTTTGGAAATTGATTCAAACTGTCTGCCTGTCTCAATGCACAGAACAGGAGTTTGTATCGCATTGGCCGGCATGTGCATGCCTGCAATTTCATTTGCCAATGGCTCGCTGTCAAGCAGTGAATAGAGTTCATTGAAATCAAGTCCTCCAAACAGCTTTAAGTTTTGCCTTGCAAACTGTCGCAGCCATAGTCTTTTTACATAAAAAATTGACCCCTTTTTGCCAAGTTTGAACTGTCGAGCTTTAAGTTTTTTGCAGTGAATCCATCTATTTACGGTTGACATTGAAACCTTAAGCATTTTGCCTATGGTTGTAGCCTTGATCCATTCACCAATGCAGGTGCGACTTAGCTTTAAGTGATTGCGCTTGTGTTCAATTGCCGCTTTTGTTCGCTTTGAATAACCTTGTCGAATAGCTTCATAGTTGTATTTACCCGCAATCATTGGCCATGGCACTTCACCAATACAACTTTGCAGTATGTACAGCTCTTCGTTTGTCCATACGCGTCCGGCCATTATTCTTGCGACCTGACTTGTACGGGCATTACAAGGTATAACTCGTCGTCACTGTTGTCAGGTTGAATAAGAACTGGTGTTGTCGGTCCGTTAGCTTTGATTTCAACAGATTCGCTTTCAAGATGCTTAAGAGCATCCAGCAAGTATGTAACATTCACCGCAAGGTCTGGCAACGTACCGCCGCAAGCAATTGACTCCTGACCGCTGCTTGTTTCGCATTCTGCCGTGATAGACAAAATGCCAATCGCTTCATCTGCTGTTAGCTTCACTATGTTTGTACCGCCACTGGAAATGGCGGAGATCCGTTCCAATGATTGAATCAACCTACGGCGATCAATACTCAAATGATGCTCAAACGTTTTCGGGATCAGTTGGTCTACCCCAGGGAATATCCCATCTATCATTCGACTAATAATGATGGTTCCGTCGTCGTCAACGATGCTGACTTGGTGCTTGTCGGATAAGATTGAAACTTCAGATGCGCCCATGCGTAACACCTGCTGCATTGTTTTTGCTGGAAGCAATAGGTCTACATCTGGCGAGTCAGATGAAAACTTGCGGATAGCAAGCCTGTGCCCGTCAGTAGCTTCTAGCCGCAAGACATTGTTGCTAATCGTCAGATGAACACCTGTTAATGCTTGCTTGCATTCGTCAGAGCTGCAGCATATCAAGACTGCTTTTAGCGGTTCCGCTATGGCAATCCTGGTAGCTACACCCGTGTCAACAAGTGGTAGATCAGGGAAGTCATCAGCAGTGGCGGTGCCTAGCTTATATGATCCAGCTGATGTCTTCAGTTGCAAGAAATCGTCATTCAAATGCAGACTGATGGTCGCATCATTGTCAAGCCGACTAACAATATCAGCAAGCAACTTATGCGGCACTGTAGTCGTGCCTTGCTTGTCTACGATGCTTAGGATGCTGGTCGTGATGCCAAGGTCAAGGTTGTATGCCGTGACGGCCAGGCAGCCTTCACCAGCTTTCAACAGTACGTTAGACAAGATTGGATGGTGCGCCCTGCCAGTGCCTACAGCACGGCTTACAAGCTTCAATGCTTGATGCAGGTCACTTTGCGTAATTGTCAGTTTCATAAAAGGATTCCAAAAGTTTTTGAAGATACCAATGAGCTTTTTTGCAGTCTTGAATCTTGGCGCCTTTCAGTTCTGATCGCCACAGATATTTGAATATATTTCCTTTGCAATAACCAGCAAACTGTTCTGGTGTTAATGCTGCGCGGATAGCATCAACACATTCGATGTTGCTTGCCGTGCAATGCTCAGGATGATTAACAGGATCAAACACTAGCGGCCTCTGCAAGAATGTTTACGATTGATTGATAAGTTTCTTGGAATGAAGCCATTAGTTCAAGCGGAATTGGTTGACCATCATCTTGTGCATTATCGCGGATGGCGCCAGCGTATGCCAGCGCTTGATTCATTGTTTCATGCAGTCGGTTGATAACGGGCGTTTGCTTTGGTGCAATTACAACTAAAGGTTCTCTCATTGCTGCTCCTCTGGGTTGGTTTTGGCTTTTTCTTTTTGATATTCAGACACAGCTTGACAAGCTGCCTTTTGCCTTGTTTTGGCAATAACGACTGACGCAGTTGTTTCGTGCAGCAATTCTTCCAGTGGCCCGCAGATCCTACTGATTAACTCGTCACCCCACGTCCATTCATCGTCTGTACTGAAATGGGAGCGGGCAAATGTCATTGCACTGGCGATAGCAATTAAATAATTGGTAACCTTTCTAAGTTCATTGTTGGCTTCTATGTGTTCTTGTCTTAGAACTTCATAGTTAATTGTGGTGATAATCATAATCAAGAATGCCTTAGTTGTTGATGGAAGTGAGTCTGCGGCCCATAGATCTGCATGATCTCGGGAAATGCCTGTAGGACTCGGCTGCGGTTGTTTGGATCGGCTAGCAGTGTTGCTTCTGATAGCCGCCTGTAAAAACCGCCGCCGTATTCAATTGCTGTTTGCAGTGTCCAGTAGATGTCCTTGTTGCTCATGGCTTTAAGTTGGTGTTGCAAGCAGGATGGTTGTAATGCGCTTGTATGGTCTGGTCGCGGCCACCGGCATAGCCAGCAGCGTAGACAGCAAACATCACTACCAAAACAGTGATGCGGTTGATCCAAGGATTAGTGATCATGACCACAAAATTTCTTCGAGAGTGTCTTGAGTGACTTGATAATGCTTTTGAGTGCCAGACACACGTTCAATAAAGCCGCAGTCCATTAACCGCGCAAGTGCTGGTGTGATCATGCGGCGCCACCTGATTCCTGTATTGAGCTTTAGCAAGTCTCCTTCCCAAAAGTCATTGAAGCAGCTCTCGATGTACGCGTTAAGGGATATGGCTGAAAAAGGCTTACTTTGAAAATTGCGATTAGCACCAATGATTTTGACAATTTCATTCGCCCATTGGACAGAGGATCTGAAAGGCAAATCTTTTGGAGCTTCTTCCTTTAGCTTTTGTTCTGGCTCTTTATTTACCAATGCCAAAAGCAGCTCTATCATCGATGCTGCTTCGCGCAATACGTTTGGCATGTTCGACATATCAATTATCACCGCTTCTGTCTTAACTGGTGTCCATACCATGTCAAGCGACTGCTGCTCTAAAGGCAATGCAGTGCCCTTGTACTCGCCTTTGTAGCGTTCGTCTTCACATGGACCAACCCTGCAAGCCTTAACAAGTGCACCTTCTGTCAGGTTTGCAAACCATTCCTCACCATCCGGGGCAAATAAAATGCCGCTGTATTCATTGCCGTCATGCAGGAAACTGCATTTGGCTTGCAATGAGTCGTGGATGGTGCGGCTTTTGCATAAGTACCGAAACTTTGCGGTCAGCTCAGTTGGCAGCACTGTCATTTGTTCAGAAGCCATCGATCATGTCCTCAAGTGAAGTGATCAGGCCATCAAAGTCTTCGCTGGATGGCAATACTGAAGTCAGGATGTCAACAGCATTGCCATAGTCTTCACGCAAAGAGTCGAGGTAATCTTCGCGGTTTTTGAAACCGTTTTGCTCGTAGATTGTCATTGATGTGTGTGTAGCGGCGGAGGACCGTTTGCCTCCGATGTGCATACTATATACCATTGTGCACAGGCTGTGCACAGTCGGTTTACAAGGCTGTAACAAAAAAGCCGGGCTGATGCCCGGCCATGCTTTCGTTAAGTAACAAAGTCAGAACGGTGTCTCCAATGGCTTTGCCTTGGGTGGCAGGCTGAAGTCATTCACGCGCAGCACGATCTTGGCACCTTTGTCGCCATCTTTGCGGTCATACTGTTCCACATAAGCGTCGCCAGTCACAGTTACCTGTGATCCTTTGAAAAGGAAGTCGCCAATCACTTGACAACGCTTGCCCCATACAGAGCAATCAACCTGGGTTACGATGTCGCCGTTTTTGCTTTTGCGGTTGCACAGGATCGTGAAGTTTGCAACTTCATTATCGCCAACAATTTTAATTTCAGGATCGCGGGCAAGATTGCCCACAGCGGTCATGGTCAACATAATTGGATAGCGTTTGGGTAAAAGCGTTGCGGTCAAGCCTTAGCTAGACAGAAACGCATTGATGAACTCGACTTGGCCTTGTGTCTTGATCTCTTTAGACAATGCTGCCTTTGAGTCAAGATTGTATTGCTTGCGGAACGCCTTGGTTAAATCCGCAATCTTGTCTGGAGTGTTTTGATGCACTTCTGACAGCAGTCCGATAACCATCGTGTATTCTTCCTCTGTGATCGGCATGTCATCAACAGCAATGACGGCTGACGGCTCTGCTGGTGGTTCTACCTTGGCTTTAATTGCAGGCTTTGACTTTGCTTCTGCTGGCGCTGCCGCTGGTGTAGCGATAGGAGCACCAGCTTCCGATACCTCTTCTTTTGCCCACAGTTCATAGCCAAGCGACAGCGTGTATGCGGCGCAGGCGCAAAGGGCACGGCGATGTGCATCGGTTAATGCACGAGCACTGATCTTGTCGAACTGAATAGCGTTGTTCCTGTTGTCCATGACAGGAAACGGAAAGTCAGCCGTAGCTTGATCCTCGGGGCCTGTAAAATAGCCGACAAGGTAGCCGGTGCCATCTGGTGCTTTCCAGATGTGGTCGCGATCTGGAGATGGCTTCAGATGAAACTCCCAGCCAGGCGCATGTGTGTGTAGATGGTTGGCAATGCGAGCCCAGGCAACATACGACGCCGCGTAGCTACCAGTGCCTTTGCTATATACGTCATCTTTTGTGATGATGCCAGCAAGATTCGGATAGGTCATTTAAGAAGAGGTGTGCATGTAATAATTGCGCCGGGGCGCTCAGTTGCAGAGCAGTAACGCTTGTATGCGTTAACTTCTACAACCTGTGAATCGTCATCGAACAAAACAGTCGTAAGCGCATCAAGTATGCCTCGTACCAGTTTGTCGATGTCGCCAATGCTTTTGCTAGTAGCACGAGCGGGTGACTTAGTCGTTAATTGCCCTTTGCTGTTGTAGTGCGACTTAGGCCGCAAGAAGCAAAATGCAATACTAACAGACATGGGAGCGGTTGTCTCCCACGATGCTGGCCTATGTTGCTGTGCTCCATAACGCACATCATGGCGCCAGCTTTTGATATGTGGACTTGCTTCAATCATGCGTCCATTACCCAGAGATCGCTTGCTGCCTTGCGGTCGGCTGACGCCTTCCACAAAGAACGTAACAGTCACTTTGACTTGACATCGGTCACACAAATATAAGTGGTAACCTTTCGCTCTGCAACACCCGTGTGTTGCTCTTTTTCTTGCAATGCTTTCACCGCTGGAGAATAACTCCAAGTGGCTCTTGATCGGCGTTCAATGCGAATGCTATTTATAACTGGATTACCTTTGTCATCTATATACTCGTCAAGATCGCCAATCGACCAGGCAACAGAAATCTGACTAATTAAGTCAGACTTTTCGGCCTCTAGCTCTTTAATGGAAGCGGATAACATTGCTACCCGTTCGGTCATCTCTTGGATGGTTGTCATGATGATTAAGTGATTGACTATTCTTCGGTGTAGCCGTAGAACCAAGGACCCTTGCCGTATTTTTTCAGCAGTTGCCAGTTTTTTGTGGTGCTGCTGCTTGTCTCTGGGTTTTTGCAAATTGCTTGTGCATCTGCAAGTGACAAGTGGCCTTGGATCTTGACGCTTGGCTGGTCAAAGCGATAACAAAAAACTGCGTAGGTCATCGAATTGTTTGATTGCGTTTGTGAAAATTGGAAGTTAGCTTTTCGTCTAGCTCGTAAATTGCCGCTGCATATGAACCAGCCTCTGGCTCTGTAACATAATCACCATTGCGCAATGCGTTTGCTTCAAAGCGCGTCAGTCCGTACAGCAAATCAAGTTCGTTGTGTGTCAGGTCCATCACCAGCGACCTTGCAGGTAATGAGTGTCATCAGCGATTGCTTCGCTCCATAGATCCTTGAATGCGCCAGCCATGGCATTCATGTCTTCGTAAGTTGTGACGTGAAGGTGCTCGCGAACTTCGCCAGCGCAATACTCATAAAGCCGGTTGTAGCACCAGTTTGCGTCGATTTCGCTAAGATCAGTAGGAATGTCGTGCCAATTTAGATTCGATAAGACATCACGAAGGATGTCAATGCTGTCGGTTTGCATGGTTAGTTGTGCGTGTGTGGCTGTCGAGTGTCAGAAGCCCATTTTTTCTTTGAGCAGTTTGCCAAAGATGTTGCGCTGCTTGGCCAGTTCGCGCTTGGCTGCCATCATCTCGTCGAGGCGACCGGCTGCAAAGTGTTGCTGATAGGCCGTATCTTGCTCGCTGATGAGCTTCTTGGCATAGGCCAGGCGGTCATCGAGTGTGTTGAGGCAGGCTTGCTGTGTCATGAGTGCGTAGCGGTTGAGTCAGGGGCTTTGCCCTGATGTAGGTACTATACACCATAATGCACAAGCTGTGCACCTTTTGCTACAAAGCTGTTACAACTGCTTTGAATAGTCCATGCGGGCAGCTTTTTTCACCTTGCGCGTGTTGCTGCCCTTTGCTCGCTTGTGACCGTCTCGCTCGTACCTTGCTGCAGTAACAGCAGCGGCACGTTCCTGTGCTTGATCTCGACCGGGTGACTCGGGTATCCCAGCATCTGAAAGGATCTTTGACCAATCCATCAGAACGGAAGCTCGATTGATTTCTTATGGGCCGACAGCCTGTCTTCCCATGCAGAGAAGCACACATCAGGCTCTTCGGTGATGACTTTTGATTTGCCAGGGCCAATGACAACAGTGCAGCACTTGTTAACGGTAATTCCAGGTTTGTTTAGGTTTAACCCGTGAAGGTATCCACCAAGCTGCGCGGTTGCTGGTTTTCGACTGTCAACAGCTTTATCTGTTTGCACAGTCTTAAAATCCAAGAGCACAATATTGCCATCGGCGGTCTTGATTAGCCCGTCAAAGGTGCCAGCAACTTCATGATGCGGTATTACGACTCCAAACTCAGTAGCCAACGTTTCTGCACCTTGAAGCAGCCAACAACTTCGCAACGCATCAATCCATGACTTGTATTCACCTTCCTCTGGTTGAAGGCCAAGCAGAAGCGCCTCTGCCGCTGTATGTACATGGTTGCCGCGCGGTTCCCAAATATGCCTCGTTTCCTCAAAACGCATTCGCTGCTCAGGCGTTGTGGGCTGAGCAATACGGCTAACGCTGTATCGCATCCAATTACCGCAATACCTGTATCGATGAATGTCGGCGTGAAATTCAAGATCGCCCAGTGGCTCTAGCATTTTGCAAGCGGCTGTAAAGCCACTATACACCATTGAGCGGTCTTTGCACGAAGTCGTACAAGCAGTGCATCACGTGGTACAATGGAAACTGCCTAACGAAGCACCAATGCCACGAGTTGTAGTTGATGTGAACGAAGAAACCTATCTGTGGCTGCAGTCACAGCAAGGTCAATGGAAGCCACGTACCGCTGTGCTGCGCGAAATCATTGACGAGGCCATGAGGCGGCAACAGCGTCAGCTTCTTGCGGACAAATAAAAAGCTCGGCAGCGCCCTCACGCACACCGAGCGATCACTTCAAACCCAGACACATGGGCTGACACAGTATGCCACGAATTAGGTCAACAGGGTTCTCGATCTGTCCACACGAGATCATGGATCAGATCGCAGAGCCAGGTGGCAAGCAGCGCGTTTGCGTCTACCTGCTGCTACATCGCCACGGCAACGGCAGTCCAGATGGCTGCTACGCCTCTGTCACAACGCTCTCTAAGGAGCTTGGAAGCAGCCGTAGGGACGTCATGACGGCCATTCAGTGGCTTATCACCAACGGCTGGGCCACATACGTCTACGACGCCCACTGCAGACGCCATATCTACCTCAACGTGGATCGCCGTAAGCAGCGAGCCAGTAGTGCCCAAAAAGGCACCGATCAAAAGGCTCCAAAAAGGCACCGTGGTATCCAAAAAGGCACCGAGGGTAATAGTGCCCTTTTAGGCACCACCCCTGGTATCCAAAAAGGCACTCAAACTAAATCCCATAAACAAGATCCCTCTATCTCTTCCATAGGTACTAACGTACCTATAGAATCGATAGATGCAGATTCACCTGAAAAAAAGGTTGAAACGAAGACCAAGCCCATGGCACCAGACCTCGAGCCGCATCGGGATTTGGTCATAGCCTTCTGGAAGATCAAGAAAGGTTCAAAAGGTGACATCGCTTGGAAGCTACTGTGCACAGAGCTGTTAAAGTTTCATCACAACCTCGGCCCCTCGGCGGTCGAGGAGCAGCTCACCCTTGCAATCAACGGCAAGTGGGCTGGCATCAGCTACAGCCGTCACCTGCAGTTCAACCCGCACCTTGTTGAATCCACTGCAGCGTCAGCCCCACAGTTTGTGATCCGTTAATGGAATTGTTTGACACACGCTTTGCCAACGCCTACGTCTGGGCTTGCAGCGAAAAAAAGGATCGCTCGTTTCCGCCAAAGCAGGTCTTTCGCGGAACGCAAGGTTCATCATTTGACAAGCTGGCCATCGACCACAACCAAATTGGTGATTACCCGATTGGTCGCTACGACGAGCTCGGTCGCTACCACACCTACTGTCCACCGCTACCTGGTATTTCCGGTGGCCTTGGCCGGTACATCATGCACCCGAGCGCCTACGAGGCTTACAAAGCCGCTGCAAAGGCCGCTTACTGATGACACTTCAAGCACTTGGGAGCTTTGATGTCACGGGTGAAACGCTTGCTCGCATGGTGGCCAAAGGTCGCTGCACCATCGAGCAGCTTGATCACACCCCGCCTGGGTCACCTGTCGGATACAAGACCAGAAACCTGTTAAGGGACTGGATTCCTGTCAATCAGTCCAAATGGCAAGACATCCAAGCCGAGTACAGCATGGATCCAGAACCAACCGTTGAAGCGTGGCCATCACCTCGCGACTTTTCCACCACCGATCTCCCTTTCTGATGTCACGTTTTTTCAATCGCAAAGTCGAAATCCGGTTTGACGACGAGTCGATCAGCAAAATCGACAATGCAGCAAAGGCCTATGGACTGTCGCGAGCCGAGTTCATTCGCAGCGCAGCTTTGGCTGGCCACAGCACAGACGGGTCGCCAGAGGTCGCTAGCAGCCCCGGCAAGGCACCTCTGACCCCTGAGCAGTATCTGTCACTGGTGCAGCACGTCTACCGCGTCCTAGGCGGCGCTGTGGGGCGATCTACCGCTGAGGTATGCGTTGCCACAACTTTGCGCAAGCTGTACAACAGCTAGCAGTACCTAGCAGGCACCATGCAGCATCGCTTTGAAGTCAGTGGCGCTAGCGGCTCATACCAGTTCTTTTATGACCATCCAAAACGCCACCTTTGCCTTGTCCGCTGGCCTGACGGTAAAAGCGCAATGCGAATTCTTGCCTGCGGGCTGCCAAAAACAATCGAAGATGCAATCATTGCTGCCAAAGTGCACATAGGGTATATTGAAAACGGCTTTCCCAATTGCTAGCCCAATCAATGCTTCCGTTTGACGAAGTGCAGCCAGATGCCACCATCGCATCAATAAAAGACCTCAAGCACGACCATAAAAACGCCAGGCGCCGCACTGATCGCAGCAGCATGCTTATTGCTGAGTCGCTTAAGCGTTTTGGTGCTGCACGATCAATTGTCATAGATGAGGACAATCGCATCCTTGCTGGCAACGGCACCATCGAAGGCGCTAAGGCGGCAGGCATCAAAAACATTCGCGTTATCGAAACCGATGGCAGTGAAATCATTGCCGTACGCCGCACCGACCTTTCGGAAGATGACAAAATTGGCTTAGCGCTTGCTGATAACCGCACCAGCGATCTCAGTGAATGGGATGGCGCCATGCTTCATCAGCTCAGCGAAGAGCACGACATTTCTGCTTGGTTTGACAAAAAAGAGCTGGAAGAGCTTTTTGGGACCGAAGATGCCATCGATGAAGACAGCCCATACACCAATAAAACAAATGCTCCAATTTATGAGCCCACAGGAGAACAGCACAAGCCAAAGCAGCTTTACAATCCGGCAAGGACAAATCAGTTGATTGCTGAAATTGAAAATGCTGACATCCCTGATGACATAAAGGATTTCCTGGTTTCAGCAGCACATCGCCACACCGCTTTTAATTACAGCAAAATTGCTGACTACTATGCAACTGCACCTAAAGATGTTCAGTTGCTATTTGAAGACTCAGCTTTGGTCATTATTGACTTTGAACAGGCAATCCAAAACGGATTTGTCAAGCTTGATCAAAGCGTAGAAGAAGCCTTTAAGCAGGATCATCCCCATGCGTAATGACTTTTGCGTTTTTATCCTGTCAAACCGCAGGCCGGATAATATTAAAACACTAGAAACCCTGCAACGCTCTGGCTACACCGGAAAATGGTACATTGTCATTGATGATGAAGACCCAACCGGAAATCAATACAAGGCAACCTATGGTGACAATGTTCTTGTATTCTCAAAAGCTAAAATTGCGCAAACGACAGATTCGTGTGACACATCAACTGATCGACGCACACCATTATGGGCTCGTAACGCATGCTGGCATTTAGCAAAACAAGTCAACTGCCGTTTCTTTTGTCAACTTGATGATGACTACAGTTGGTTTGCTTATCGCCGTATTGGCCGCAAAAATCCAGCAGAGCCTCCAAAGTATTCCAACTTCAAAGCGGAAAGCCTAGACATCATATTTGATGGCATGGTTCAATTCCTTCAAGAAACACCATCCGTTTCTAGCATCGCTTTTTCGCAAGGCGGTGACTACAACACAGACTCACTAAAAGCAAGACGAGTACTGCGCAAAGCAATGAATTCGTTTTTTTGTGACTCAGAACGCCCGTTTCAATTCATTGGCAAGTTCAACGATGACGTAAACACCTACATCTCTCATGGCGCTACAGGCAAACTATTTCTTACCTACTGCCCAATTCAGTTAGAGCAGGTCCAAACTCAAAAAAATAAAGGTGGCATCACCGAGGCCTATAAAGAAAGCGGCACCTACGTCAAATCGTTTTACACCGTCATGATCTCTCCATCTTCAACATGGATTGAACTCATGGGTCACTCCAACCCACGCCTTCACCACACTCATGACTGGAACAAAGTCTGCCCTAAAATCATTCATCAAAAATATCGACGCGAATCCAACTAACATGTCGTATATTGATTTAACCATATTTGGTAGTCACTCCTAAATGGCTACACATCGCGGCACTAAAGCTGAAACTGAACTACGCGCGCAGCGTTTTGCTCGCATCATCGCTAATGGTGGGCGCAGGTCGGACTGCGTTCGCTTTGCGGCCGAAAACTGGGGGGTAGGCGAGCGCTCTTGCGACAAATACCTTCAGATGGCTCGCGATCAACTCAGGTCTGACTGGGACATTGAGCGACCTCAAATGATTGCTGACCTGCTCAGTCAATGCAGCACTTTGCAAATTGAGGCCCGTCGCGCTGGCCAGTTTCACATTGCCCTTGGCGCCATTAACACCGCTGCAAGGCTTGCGCAGCTTTGCTCGTGACCATCCTGCTGGAAGCCAAGCTAGGGCATGTGCTTTACAGCGGTGAAGCTGGCAGCAATGCTCCAACAGCAATTGAGGCAATAGAGCGTATCAACGCATCGCTGTTGCCACATCAAAAAGCATTCTGCGATGACATGGAACATCGCAAGATCGGCCTTGTCTGTGGATTTGGTGCTGGCAAGACCTACAGCCTTGTCGCTAAAGCTTGTGTACTTGCAGCTAAAAACGTCGGTCATGTCTCGGCTTTGTTTGAGCCAGTCGCGCCGATGCTCAGAGATATTCTTGAGCGCACCATGGATGATTTGCTGTCCGAATGGGGGATCCCCTATACGTTTCGCGTTAGCCCACTGCCTGAATACGTTCTGACGTTTGCCGAAGGGCAGCACACAATTTTGCTGCGCACCATGGAAACATGGAACCGGATTCGTGGTCAAAACCTCTGCGCGATTGGATTCGACGAGGCTGATACAGCCAACAAACGCACGGCGGATCAAGCCACGCGAATGGCGCTGGCTCGCCTTCGTGCTGGCAACGTCAGGCAGTTTTATGCCGCCACAACACCAGAAGGCTATGGCTGGGCATATCAAACGTTTCAGCGAGAGGCGAAAAGTGACACGCGGTTAATTCAAGCCAAAACCGAGGACAACCCATATCTGCCGGACGATTTCATTCCGAGCTTGATTGAAAACTACCCATCAAACCTGATCAAGGCTTACCTAAATGGCGAGTTTGTCAACCTAACAACAGGTACCGTATATGATCGTTTTGACCGCAACAAACATGTCTTTACAAGGCTGCCCGACCTTGACCGCGAGCCGCTCAGGGTTGGCGTTGACTTTAACGTTGGCAACATGTCCGCCATCATTGCCGTGCGCATGGGTGACAGGTTGCTAGTCATTGATGAAATATCAGGCGCACATGACACCGACGCCATGGCGCAGGAAGTCGTCAGGCGCTATCCGAATCGCCGTATGTACGTCTACCCCGATGCCAGCGGCGGTAACCGCAGCACCAATGCAACACGCACTGACATCCAGATCCTGGAGTCCTACGGCATGTCCAACCAGTCACCCAAGGCAAACCCGCCCGTTCGTGATCGCATCGCTTCAGTGCAAGCGCTACTTGAAAACGGCAAAGGCCAAGTCAGGCTTCAGGTGTCAGAAACTTGCAAGCGACTCATCGAATGCCTAGAGCTGCAGTGCTATACCGAGAAAGGCGACCCCGATAAGGATGCCGGCTACGACCACATGAATGATGCGCTGGGTTACGTGATCTGGCGTGAGTTCAACCCACTCCATGCAAATGCTGGACGTGGGACGGGTATTAGGCTATATTAAACCCGCCCACCATTTACTATTCAAATGCTCACTGGTGCTGAACTGCTCGCCAAAGTCAAGGAACTTGGCGACTGCAATAAGTCTGATATCGTCCGCGCTTGCGGTTACGTCAAAGCTGACAAGCTGTGCTTTACTCAGTTCTATGAAGCGCTGCTGGAAGCCAAAGGCCTCAAGCTGACCACGCCTAAGAAGCCGGGTCGTAAACTCAGCTACAAGACCAAGGTGCAATTCAACGGCAACCTGATGGTTGGCAGTGCCTACCTTGACGAGATGGGCTTTAAGCCTGGTGATGGCTTTGAGATCAAGGTAAACCGCAATAGCGTTACACTGACTGCAGCTTGATGCGGTAACGGGGTCACATGTACACGGGTTTCAATTACTACGACCGCCCTACGGCCGAGCGTAAGGTCACCCGTGTACAGGACCCCAATACTGCATGGTATGCGCAAGAGGCGCATTGGATTCTGATTGAAGACTTGCTGCAGGGCACCTTTGGGATGCGGCAAAAGCATCGCCGTTACCTGCCGCAAGAGCCCCGCGAGCTGGATGAGTCCTACGACAACCGTTTAGCACGCAGCGTATGCCCGCCGTATTACCAGCGTTTGGAGCGGTTGCTAGCTGGCATGTTGACGCGCAAGCCGGTGCGGTTGGTTGATACCAGCGACACCATCACTGAGCAGTTGTTTGATGTTGACCTAAATGGCAATGACCTCAATGTTTGGACGTATGAAACCGCGCGCAAAATGGTCCGTTATGGCCACATTGGTACATTGGTGGATG